AATCGATACTCTTCTAGGAAGACTGACCCTTGATACTTCTGAAGAAGCAATGGCTACTTACGAAGAAGGTATGGACTATAGTTCTCCGATTAATATTCCAAGAGCGGATCGTTATCCGGCGGGAGATAGAATTAGAGAGATTGCAGAGCAAACTGGAATACCTATCACTTCCGTGTTACAAGAGGTACGTAATCAACAGGAAGATAAAGTTGTAGGTGATCAAGCAAAAGAAGTATTATCAGAGCTAGGTGCTTCTGAGTTGCTTCCTGTTATAATGCCTGAATATGCTGAAGATGCTGAAGAAGATTTGCGTATTGCTATTCGTCCAAGTGAAGAGCTTGAAGATACAAAAGTGTCTTTAGGAAAAACAGAAATAATTTCATCAGAAGACGTGGAAAGAAAAATGGAAAACGATTCTTTGTCTTTAGTAAAAGAATTTGAGGGTTTTGAAGAAAAAGCTTATGACGATTCAGTTGGTGTTCGCACTGTAGGTTATGGAACTGCTGCTACGTCTGGCCGTGCTATTCCAGATGAGATAACTGAAGAAGAAGCTTCTGCTTTTGCTCAAGAAGATTTAGATAATCTTGACAGGCAGCTTGATGATTTGCTTCAGGTAGAAGTTACTCCCGGTCAACGAGAAGCTCTTAAATCGTTAGCTTACAATGTAGGCATTGGAGCAGTAGCTCGTAGTCAGGGTTTAAGAAAACTCAATCAAGGTGATGTTGAGGGAGCGGCTGAAGAGTTCTTTGATGAAGACAAAGGATTTGTAAAAGCCGGTGGCAAAAAACTTGCTGGATTGGTTCGACGCCGTGCGGCAGAACGTGATGTGTTCTTTAGTTAAGTAAAGTAAGATGGCTTTAAAAAAATATCAAAAATCTAATAAAGTTGAGTTTAAGAAAATAAAAAAGAAACGAAACACTAATTATAAAAAAATACCTAAGAGACTAAAGAGGCAATCTTTTTTTACTAACGGTGTGAAGAAAATATAAAAATGTTTTCAGAGTTTGATGAAGTTAAAAACATATTTGCTGAAGAACAAGAAAAAATAAAAGAACGACTAGCTTACGGTAATTGCGAAAACTTTGAAGAATATCGTTTTGTAACTGGAATACATGAGGGGTTGACACAAGCAGTTAAATTGTTAGATAATTACATGTCTAATGTTCTAAGTGAAATGAACGAAGACGATGATGACTTTTAAATCTAACGGAGTTACCTGTGACTTTTCAACCTCAAATGGGACGTTCTATTATGAATGATGATTGGATTACTAATTCAGAAATAGAAGACCCTGATATTCTTCCTAATATTCCGGGCTATCATATTTTAATTCGTCCTCTTTCTATTCGTAGTAAAACTAAAGGTGGCATTTTGCTGCCTGATAAATTTAAAGAAGACATGAAGTATCTTACTACTGTTGGTAAAGTAGTTAAAGTAGGAGATACTGCTTATATGGATGTTGAAAAGTTTCCCAAAGGACCGTGGTGTTGTGAGGGTGACTTTGTGTGCTATACTAAACATAGTGGACAGAAATTTGTATATAAGGGTATTAGATATATTCTTTTATATGATGATCAGATTATGATGGGTATCGACGATCCAAGTGACGTTGATCCTATGCACGATCTAACTGTTTAATACTAGCGTTAACGTAGATTTCGCTGCTGCGGGAAAGTAAAAATGTCTGAAAACGAAAACGATTGGAACGAGCTTGACCTTAGTTCTTATGAGAAAGGCCAAGATCAGAGTAAAGTAGATTTTGAACTAGATGAAGATGTAAAGACAGACGAGCCTGAATCTAAAATAGAGGCTACTGTTGAAACTGAAGCTAAACAAAAGGAACTTGATCCTGTTCCTTCTGTAGAGAAAGAAGAAGATACTCTTCCTGAACTAGAAGGCATTGAAACTGATGGAGCGCAGAAGCGTATTCGTCAGCTAGTTAGTCAACGCAAAGAGCGTGATGAAGCTATCAATGCTATGAAAAAAGAATTAGCTGAACTAAAAACTTTTCAACAGAAAGCACAAGAACAGCAGTATTCTAGTCAAGAACAGTTAGCAACAGTAACTGAACAGCAGCTTCAGCAAAAAATTGAAAGTGCTCGTTCTGTTTTCAAACAAGCTTATAATAACGGTGATCAAGATAATCTTCTTAAAGCACAAGAAGAAATTTCAGACGCTCAAGCAGAAATTAAATTACTAAACCAGCGTAAACAGTGGATGGCTGCTCAAGAACAAGAGCGTCGTCAGTCTGTAGAAAATCAACAGAATGATGCTGGTTATGAAAATTACGATCCTAAAGCAAGAGATTGGGCATCGCGTAATCCTTGGTTTGGGCAAGATCAAACGGCTACTGCAGTAGCTCTAGCTATTGACGGTGAACTAAAACAAAATGGTTATGATCCTTCTTCAGAAGATTATTATCGTGAAGTGGATCGTCGTTTGAAAAGTGAATTACCTCACAAGTTTTCTACTCAGAATAATACTCAGGTAGAAGAGGATGTTGAGGAAGAAGTTTCGTCGTCGGTCAAAACGTCAAGGCCGAAGCAAGTGGTTGCAGGGCAATCGCGCACACCTGCTCCAAAAAAGGTTAAACTCAGTCAAGAAGATGTGCGTTTAGCTAAAAAATGGAATATACCTCTTGAACGATATGCTGCTGAAAAAGCCAAAGCTGATAAAGCAGATGGCGAATATACTGCAGTACTTTAAAGCGCGGAGATAAATTATGACTCAGATTGAACTTGAAAATAAAGTGAACGAAGAAAAAAAGACGTTAAAAAAGACAAAGCGTACTAGTCGAGAACGAACCGTAGTTTCTCGTGAAGCTATGGAAATCTTTGAAAACGATGATTGGCTTGCGATTCCGCAGAATGTCAAGAACGATTTTGAAGAACAAGGCTATGGGTTAATGTGGATACGCATTATGCTCAGAGGTCAGGATGACCATCAGAACATAGGTCGCAAACAGCGTGAAGGCTGGGAATTTGTGATGGCTGATGAATGTCCTGAAATGGCTAGTGGCTTTCGTGTTATGGAGTCAGGATCGTTAGCTGGATGTATTGTTCGTGGTGACGTAGCTCTTGCCAAACAACCTATAGAATATGGTGAGGCTCGTCGCATTGCAATTCGAAAGCGTACATCGCAGTTAGAAGAAGCAGTAAATTCTCGTCTGCGTAATGACCGTCCTGATCGTCGTGCTCCCGTTACCGATTCAAGTAAATCCAAAGTTAGCACGGGTCGATCCGCTCGTTTTGATGGTTGATCTAATTTTTTAACTCTAATATGTTAGGAGGAAAGTGCTATGGCTCTTTCTAAAGCTCTAAATGGGGCTACTCCTGCACGTATGCGCGGTAGCTCACCCAATTCGGGTGGTCAGAATCGATATCGTATTGCCAACGGTTTTGGTTCCGACATCTTTACGGGAGATATCGTTAAAGTAAGTGCAGGTACTATTCAGCCCATCGTCACGACCACTGATATTGCACAGGGTGTTTTCATGGGTTGTGAGTATGTTGATCCTGTTTCCAATCGTCCGGTGTACGGTAAGTACTGGCCTGCGTCTACTTCGTCGGCTGATTCTACTCCTTACGCCTTTGTTGTTGATGATCCGTCTGCTATTTATGTTATGCAGGCTGACGCGGTTGTCTCGCTTGGTGATGTGGAAAGCGCGAACTTTGCGGTTACGCTTGGTTCGGGTAGTACTTTAACTGGTCGTTCGGGCATGGGTATCAAGGTTGCTACCCGTGACACTACTATCGCTCAGATGGTTCGTGTCGTTGGTTCGTATGACATTCCGGGTAATGAGTTAGGTGATGCAAATCCGAAGGTTTTGGTTCGGATCGTGCAGCACATTGACGCTTATCTCTCGGTTAACTAAGGGAAGTAGGAAAAATGGCTATTAATCGCTCAAATATTTCCAAACAGCTTCTTCCCGGCCTTAATGCTATTTTCGGCATTGAGTATAACTCGATTGAAGATGAGCACGCTCCTCTTTATGAGACGGAAAACTCTGATCGGGCGTTTGAAGAAGAAGTCTTGATGACTGCCTTCGGTGAAGCTCCTGTGAAGGCCGAAGGTGCGGCTGTTGAATATGACACGGCTCAGGAAAGCTGGACTGCGCGGTATACGCATGAGACGATTGCTCTTGCGTTTGCTGTCACTGAAGAAGCTATGGAAGACAATCTGTATGACACGTTTGCTAAAATTCGTGCTCGTGCGCTTGCTCGTGCTATGGCTTCTACCAAGCAGGTTAAAGCGGCGAATGTGTTTAATAACGGATTCAATGCTA